CTCAATCAATGGTCAAAGTAAAAAATATACTAAAATAAGTGAAATTTTATCTGTATTCGAAAAATCTATTTTGGACAAGTTCGAAGTTGAATTTTTAAATTTTTCTAAATCAATTTATGATTACGAGGTAGACCCGAAGTTAGGGTCTGCGGAAGAAACTGTTGCATCATATAGAAATTTTCAAATGTTATTTCGAAGTTTAATTAAACTTCCTAAAATAACAGGAACTACAGGACAAAATATTGTTCAAGATATACAAAACAAACAATTAGAATTAATACAACCAATCATAAAAGGTTTCTTGACCTACGATGTAATGTTCAAATATGGTAATCCTGGTAATTTTGATAAAAGATTATTTTATACTTTTTCTAATTTACCAATTACAGATGAATATACATGGGGAAGTTATAACTTTGTAACACCAAATGCGTTACCTGTAAATGGTGGAACTACAACTTTAGTTACCTCCCAAACCAATTATCCTCAGGCATGGGCAGCATTAAAAACGTATGTGGGATTTTCTGAGATACCTGAATTAGAGTATACTGATAATGGTTCATATATAACCGATTTTTTTATTGATTTAAATATACCATTTACAGTAGAAAATGTCGAAAATTTGGCGCCAATTATAAAAATATATGCCACTCAAAAATTGAATCAGTTTCAACCTGACAGTATACCTCCTACACAACCTCCGATAACTTTACCACCACAAAGAGTTGGTTTAGCAACATTAAAAAGTGGTGACACAATAAGTATTACACAAACAGGCTCAAAATATTATACTTTACTTAAAAATTCTGAGGGGACTATATTATTTGAAAGTTTGGAAGTTGAAGGACTACCATCGCAATCATTTTATCAACAACTTATAGACCAAACAATTATTGATGTGTTCGGGTCTCTATCGACAAATCCTAATGACCAACAATATATTGTTAATTTTAATTACCAACCGATAGATGAATATCCTCAAGTACCTGACCCTGTCTCCAAAGAAGGGTTAAATAAATTTTATACCACGATGACAAATTACTTGTTGGGGGTAAACAATTTTATCGGAAAAATTATAAATGATTTGATGCCGAAATTACAGTCATCATTACCGAATGTTAATAATGTTGCGGAGGGAAGAATTGAATCTGACTTAGAAGGTCCTCAAACAAAAATAGAGTTATATGAATCATTTAAATCCTTAAATGATAAATGGATATCAGGAAATGATTTCAAAAATAAAACTTTGTTCGAAGACATATTATTGATGGATAGAGCGAATAGAAATATTGGAGACCAAATTTTGATTGACATTTATAAATTAAAAAATGATTTAACCAATATTAATGTTAAGGCAGGAATGTTAAATTATGTACAAAATTTGTTGGTTGACAATCATTTTGTTGTAATGAATATACCGTCTTATATTAATTTTTATAATGTACAAGACGCGGTTAAAAATCCAAAACCTAGGGCGGAAGGAAGTTTAGATTTCGCTAATACATTATTTGGAACTTTCATGAGTGTTGATTATCGAGATTCCACCTCCAAAATGGTTTGTTTTTATGCGGGTAAACCTAGTGAGATTGTGGATATAAAAAATAACGTTGATTTTAGATATAGAAATGACTCGTTTGATTTGAGGAGGGCGAGTGATAATCCATTAGTTGAAAATTTAGTCGGTAAAAATGATTGGGATAAATCAAATAAAGTCGTTGGATTCAATGTAGATTTCGGTCCACAAAATCAAAGTATATTTAATTCGTTTTCAGTGGGTCAACAAGCTGGTTTAGCTACCGCAGAGTCTTTACAAATATTGAATCAAATGGCGAATCAGGCGGGTAATAGAGGAGGGTCAACACAAAGTATATCACTTTACAATGTTTATAAAAACAGAAGTTATAACTGTTCTGTCAACATGATGGGAAATGCATTAATACAACCTACTATGTATTTCAATCTACGATATGTACCTATGTTTAGTGGTCCTTACATGATATTAGAAGTGACTCACAATATAACACCAGGAAATTTTGAAACTAGTTTTACAGGTGTTAGACAACCCGTTGCAGGACTACCAAAAGTAGATACATATTATCAATCCTTGAAAAATAATTTGTTAAAATCTATAGTTAATAAAAACAAAGAAAAATCCAAAGAAGGAACAAAAGACGGTCAAGGTAATGTGATTTCACAATCAAACGCAATTGTTGCTAGTGCTAATAGTGGTAAAGAGTTTAGTCAAACAAATACATGTACCCCGAGTGCTAGTTATATTAACTTTACACCTATTACACCACAAATAGTAAAATATAATCATTCTACTATTAGACAAGAAATTATCAATCAAGTTTTATCATTCACTCAAGATGACGGTAAATTGAAATATGCTATATTTGTCGCGTTATATTTAGAGTCGGGAACACCAACAGGATTTGAAGCGTTTGAAAATAATTTTGCAGGAATTACATTAGACCAAAATTGGGCAAATCAATCAAGACTTTTTAATGACAACCCGCAATTTTTCTGTTTGAAATCTGATACAAATACACTACCATATGCCGTTTTTGATGATATATCAAATAATATAAGGGTTTTCGTTGAAAGGTGGTATTTGAGAACAGGTTCTATAACTTCTATAGACGCAGAAACTTTAACTAAATTTTGGGCGATAAATAGAAGGGCGAACACCTCAGAAGGACAATCTGCATATTCTCAATTACAAACTCAACAAGCGACATTGTCTAATTTACAAGCTAAAGCCCAAAAAGCTTTAGATATTTGGAAATCTTTGGACAACGTACCAACTCCAACCCCAACACCTTCACCAACACCATAATTTTTTTAATGAATTAAGATATTTATAAAATAAAAACAAGATGAATACAAAACTTATTTTAGATAATTATTTGGGGAAAAACACCAAAGTCACTGAAAAAGACATGGGTGATGGAACTAAACAAGTTTGTGATTTGGACACAGGCGATTGTTATACTATCAGGATGAAAGACGGTTTGATAGAAAGAGTAGATAATACCGTTAATAAAAATAAAAAAATCCAAGTTGAAACCAAAACTGGTATAAAACAATTATTAAACGGATAAGTCAAAATGAAAGTAGATTTAAAAATTATCGAAGAAATACAAAGATATAGAAAAATTAATAACTATATCAATGAACAAGAAGCCGCTTTACCCCCACCTCCTGAAGCAGCACCTGCAGCAGAGGTACCACCTCCACCACCTCCAGAAGGAACAGAAGCCGCGATTCCACCTCCACCACCTACAGGTGCGGAAGGAGAACCTATGGCGGATGTTGGAGAAAAGGTTGATACATCCACAGACCCTGAAGTAGAAAAAATTGGTGACAAGAAGGAAAGTGGAAAAGAAATTGAAGTTACCGACTTAGTAAAATCGCAAAAAAACGTTGAAAAAAAACAAGAAGAATATTTTGATAGTTTATTTAAACACTTGGATGATTTAGAGAATAAATTATCTACAATGGATACAATCATGAACAAATTGAATGATTTGGAAACCAAAGTAGAAAAATATAGAGTAAAATCACCCGAAGAAAAATTGGAATTGAGAAGTTTGGACTCAGGTCCTTACAATCAAAAACTGACTGATTTTTTTACAGACAAGCAAGATGATATGGAAAAATCAGGTAAAAATGAATATATTTTAACTCAACAAGATGTTGAAAATTATTCACCAAACGAAATCAAAAGAAGTTTCAGAGATTTTGATGAAGACGAACCTGAATTTACGAATTTTAAAAGAGTACAATAATATATCCCCGAAAGGGGATATTTTGATTTGACAAATATACGGCTGACACTTATTATTAGTAAACAAAAAATAAATTATACATTATGGCGACAAACAGTTTAGACGCGATTCTTGCTCAATACGAACAAGCATCAAAAGGGGGTTCATCTTCCTCTTCAATGTCACAAGATGAAAGAATGAAAAAATACTTTGCGGCAATCCTCAAAGATAATGAAAAACAAGGTCAGAAAAGACTTAGAATTCTACCAACAAAAGACGGGTCATCACCATTCAAAGAAGTTTGGTTTCACGAAGTTCAAGTAGATGGAAAATGGCAAAAGTTCTATGACCCAGGTAAAAATGACAACGAGCGTTCTCCTCTTTCTGAAGTTTACGAAGAGCTTATGTCAACAGGTAAGGATTCCGACAAAGAACTTGCTAAGCAATATAAACCACGTAAATTTTACATTGTAAAACTTATCGATAGAGATAATGAACAAGACGGTGTTAAGTTTTGGAGATTTAAACACAATTACAAGAACGAGGGTATCCTTGACAAAATCATCCCGATTTTCCGTACTAAAGGAGACATTACTGACCCTGACAAAGGGCGTGATATCATCTTAGAGATGACCAAGGCTAAAACACCCAAAGGAGCAACTTATACGGTAATTCAAACTATTATGTATGATGACCAATCCCCAGTTCATTCTGATAAAGAAACATCAAAATCGTGGGTATCTGATGAACTTTCATGGGAAGATGTGTACTCTAAGAAACCTGTAGAATATCTTGAGGCAATTGCTCGAGGAGAAACTCCAAAATGGGATAGTGAAAAGGGTGGTTATGTTTACAGTAACTCTACAGTTTCAGAAGAATCCTTTGGTGGTAAAAA